GAACAACATATGCCCCACTGTGACCTCGCGGTTCATCCAGTACACTCCCCACCATCAACCTGGCAAAGATATGCCTCATCATCAAAGATCCAATCTCCCTGACGCTGCACAAAATCACCCAGCTGTGCATACGTTCTTGTGTCATGGAAATGAGCCTGTTTGCCTATCTGTTCTGATTTCCAAGTTTCTATATCTGTCCACCAACGCATTCTGTCAGGGTACAAACGGAACATAGCTGCTAACGTTGCTTCTGATTTCAAGAAACATCCATCACAATTACCGCTACCAGGCACTATTTGTAAGTCAAACGGTTGAGAGCCCCAGAAAGACATTATGTCTTTTTTTGTTACTTCTGCATTGTTTAATGGATACCAGTTTTGCCAACGCTTCTCTGTAGAAACTTTTATCCTACGTTTTTCATCTGCCCTTATACCAACAGTGTTATGCCAAGATTTCCAACCATGTTTTACTAAATATCTTTTGACCGTAAGCACTTTTAATTCTTGCGTACAAAACCGTCTAAATACATTTGGTAATATTTTTGGCTGTTCTAATGCTTGTCGGAAGGGCTCGCCAGCACGACTAGCAGAGTTGTGGCTAACAGTTACAAACTTAGGCATTTGCTTTCTGTACTCTAGCCATGTGATAGGCACACGCCAACGCTCGCTGCATTCTTGTACAAAGTCTAATGTTTCTGGCATCTCACGCCCCGTATTTGCAAAGACAACCTTACAACGCTCTGGCAAATCTCCGTTAACCTCAAGTATTTGATGCAACATATATCCTGACGTTCTGCCACCGCTAAAAGCTATAGACACATTGCCATCAGGTATTGTGTATGGGCTACGCATCAGGATCCTCGTTTATAATCTCATCCTCAAGCAAGCTTACCTTGCCTGACCCACCACACACCTCGCATGGAACCATCTGGACGTACTCACCGTTGTTGTGCTCATGAGGCCAATGCACGTAGTAGGTCATTTCTCTCTCTCCAAACCCTCGACAACGTGAACAGCGAACCATGATCACATCGTCATCAGACATCATACGTTGCCTTAATCGTCTGCCCGATACGCATCGCTATCTGTGGCACAATGGCGTTGCCTAGTCCTCTAAGTCTGTCCACCCTTCTGGGTATCCCATGAGCCACTCTACCCACTGGGGGTTCAGGCTTCCAGATACCTCCGACACTACCATTGACAGGTTCAACTGCTTCCCCTTCTCTTGGCGTCTTTGTATCGATGGCATTCCCTTGTGGCCGCGATCCCTGTTGTCGCTTGCTGTCGGCGTTGGCCACATTGTCCGAGCCACCACTGTCTCCAGGTTGGGGTTCTTGTCGTTGACCCTTCTGTGAATATTCTCCGCAGCCATTGCCGTGCAAGCGCGTGGCGTTGGCCAAAGCCCTTGATCGGCCATCGCGGCTGTTGCCGTTAGTGTGATCGTGTTTCTGGTGAACTCTGCCGGATACGCTCCCTCTTTGCTTATGTGGGCTGTCGGCGTTGGCCACATCTTTACATCCGTTCTGAGGCTTTTGTTCTGATTGCCGCCTGTTGATCCCATGCTGTCGGCTGCTGAAGGTGTTGCCCACATTGTCGGCTCTTGGGCTTGCTTCCATGCTTCCACAGTCTCCGGATTGACTTGCTCCCTTAGATTGGCCGGTTTTGATCTGCCCTTCCGTGTTGTTGTCGCTTGCTTCTTCAGTGCTTCTTCCGAGCGTTGGGGAAGGTGATCCATTGTGTTGGGCGTTGCCCACATTTCTGGCGATGATCCAAACTCTATCCCTTCGGTGGGGTGCGTCAACGGCGCAAGCCGGAACAATAAACGGCCGGACGGCGTAGCTTGACCCTTCCAGATCAGAAAGCACTTCGTCGAGACCCATAGAGACGTGGCCATAAACATTTTCGAAAACTGCCCAAGTGGGTCGCTTTGCTTTAATAATGGTAAATATTTCTGGCCAGATATGTCGGTCATCTTCCGCGCCTCGGGAACAAGTCCATCTGGGTCATTTGCTAACTCCTTTACGTCTTCAGCTATCGGCACATCAGGCCAGTGCTTGGCTAATATCTGTCGGCTCCAAGGCTCTATGTCACAGAACAAAACTGGTTTACTTAACTCTGCCCACTCAAAACCAAGACTAAAGCCACCTATCCCACTACAAAGATCCACATGCCGTAACATCACTTCACCTTCAACTTTACCAATGGCGTCAAAAACTCTGTAACGTCCTCGATGCTCTTGCACAGCGCCCAGGCAAAACCAGCCTCTATAATCTGATCTCGCATACGCCTTTGGTTCTCGTTCATCACACCACGTTTAGCTTTGAGCTCGATAAAGATTGCTTCGTTGGCGCCGGACTTGGTTGCACTGCCAGGACAAAACAATTCAAGGTCAGGCCATCCGTACTTCGTACCCATCTTTTTAAGCCGGTTTATGTAGTTAATATGTCTGCGACCCTCGTTAGGTGAGTGGTGGTAAACACAGCCATCAGGCAATGCTACGTCCAGCCAGGAAACTACTTGGCGTTGTATATCGTCCTCTTTAACGTTGGATGTAAAAGTCATTTGGCATTACCTGACCGTTGGTTTTTACAATGATGTTCGACATGAATTCTTGATTTGGTATAAGTCTCGACTTATCGTCAAAACCTAAACACCAGCGACGAGCCACGGCTGCATGTGATGCACCTAGCTGCCTAGCCAGTTCTGAATAGCTCCAGTTATTTTGCTTTCTATAATCGTCAAGGGTCATATCAAGAATTCTAAAAAACTTGACTTTAATTTACAAGCCTCTTAATTGTATTATCGATTTGACCGAATGCGACAAGGTAAGTTATTATGCAAACAACGATACATAATCTATTTAATGAACCAGCCATAATGCCAAACAATTTAGATGCAGTTATTCGCGCGAGCGGTATAAATAAAAAGCAAGTTGCAAAAGCAGCTGGCGTTACACCAGAAACACTCTCAAGACACATTCATGGCAAAGTGCAAATGACGTTAGAGAATGCTGAGAAGTATGCTAATATCCTTGGTGTGTCTGTTCAAAAAGTTATGTTTGTAAATCCACCAACGCCAATTGTTGGAGAGGCAATATTAAAAACAAACAATAATATTGTTAGAAATTTTTACAAAGAATGGACAAGTGGTGTGCAAATCGCTGCTTACGTTTCCGATGATTTATGCGCTGTAAAATATACAGCAGAGCCTGCTTATAATGGCTATTGGTATGAATACGCGAATGCTCTTTGTTTTTATTTAAAGCAACCAATACTCGACCATACAGTGCATCCATCTTGTGTGCAAAACTCCTGTTTGGCTATGTTAGAAGATGAAATTAAACTTCCAAATCAGGAGCCAACGAAATTGCTTGCTGGCGTGTTATACCCAGAACCAGGTGACCTTTATACAATAGACAGCCCAAAAAATGGTGTACATTTTAGAGGGCTGAAACTTTCATGGGCAACACCATTTCTATCTGCGTTGTTTAGGCCAGAACTTCGCGGTGTAACTTATGTAGACATAGAATCTGAACATTCTGACTGCGATGCTTGCAGCAATTCTTGACCAATAGTATCCAACTCTATATTCTTTTTCTTGCACGTTCTTGCATTAATTCTTGACATCTTTTTTACAAGCTGATTATTTGATCGTGCGACAAGAAATGGAGTAACTGATGTTTGACATCCCAAATTGGGCTGTTCGACATGACTACTTTCATCATTCTAACCCTAGGTCTGGTGATCGGGCTAAGAAGTTATTTGAGAAAGTGCATGTTAGACCAGCTCTAAAAAAGGCGTTTGATACGCTAAAAAATATTGAGGCACATGAAACTGATCTAGCAAATGCCAGGCTCACGATTGATATCTTTAAGAACAATCGTGGGTCAGCAGCCATGGCTGCTGGTAGAGCTGTGCAAGATGGTTGTGATTTATGTCTTATACCTGACGGAGAATTTGGACAGACACTGAGCTTACGAGAAGCGCAGCTGATAGCTAAAGATAACTTAGCCGGATATATACCAAAAAATTACGACAAGAGCGTTCACGATGACGATAAAGAGCGTCTGGAAAAGTATATGGAAGAAATACCTGACGTAGTGGAGAACGCAGTCATAGGCCTTAGAGAAGCTATGTCTCGTGACAACCGATACATTGGTGAGATTGAGCTGCTTGAGGCGCTACCAGGTAATGCACTACCCCATAACACACTACCAGATTATGGGCGTAGAGGTGATCTTAAAACCAAATGGTCTAGACCTACGACTAATAAGAAAGGCGAGCGTACTTGGGCAAAGGGATCACTACCCTCATCACTAAGCGGCATGTTCGATATGAACAATGTCTACCAGGTTGCTGGGTTCTATGCTCTCAATGGCAAACAACCACCGTTCTTAGTCTACGCAAATGCTACTGACTACCGGGTGTTTGATCAAACCAACACACCAGAGCTGCATCCTGACTACCTGGATGACGTAGTGCAAGACATAGCAATGCAACACAAGATTACCGAAAACATACTACGCGCAGCTGAAACAAAAGAAGAGCTGTTGGGGCTAGTAAGCCCAGATTGGAATTCAATTTTTTGGCAAGAAAGCCCAGCGTATTTGCGCGAGGCTAAAATATTATGGGGGATGGAATGAAATTTACTAACGAGGAAACACGAACAATCATTCATGCATTACAAGAATATAAAGGTATTTTTGGTACATATGTAGACACTGATAACGCTACTGAAAATGAAATTATGAAAGATATTTTAAACTTAGAAAAACGTTTTGAAAATTACTTAAAACGGACACAAACTAAAGAAGATAAACAAATGATGGAGCGTATAAACAAACGATTAAAAGAAAGCAGCATCTGGCCTTATGAGGACATGCTATGAAATTAAATATTGATGAAACAAATACAATTATCCAGGCGTTAGAAGAATTAAAAGGTTTGCAAGGTATGCCGTCTGATAAAATCGACGCTCTACTAAAACGTTTTAACAAATCTTTAGAACTTAAAATGATTGATCTAAGAATTGAAATGGAAATTGCTCAACACACACGTATACATAATGAGGACATGCTATGAGCAACAAAGACGCAATAGCTGCACTAGCAAAAGCGCAGCAAGAAATGAAAACACCAGTTAAAGATGCAAATAATCCGCACTATCGAAACGGATACGCTAGTCTAAAGTCATGCATCAAAGCAATAAAGCCAGCTCTTAATGACAATGGGTTTGCACTATTACAATCTGCTGGCAAAGATGAGCAAGGTCATTACATACAAACTACTTTTGAGCATACATCTGGTGGTTTGTTTACCAGTAAGTTTTATATGGAGCCTGAGAAAAAAGGTATGCAAGGATTAGGATCCGCTGCAACATATGCCAAGCGATATGGCTTGCTAGGGCTTGCTGGCATCGAGCCTGATGAAGAGGCAGACGATGATGGTAATGCAGCAGATGAAAAACCAGCTCCGCCGAAACCAAAACCACAGGTAAAGAAACCTGATCCAGAAGCAGCTCACGATGCAGCTGTACGAGAAGAACAAAACACTGCGCCTAGTACACCACTGCAGCTGAAAGAACTTATCGATGAAAAGATTAAAAAAGCTACGGAAACCTGGCAGCTTAAAAACATACCGAAAGAACACAGCAAAGATTTTGCAGTAATTAAAAAACACTCAGTAAATATGAGCAACGAACTAAGCGCCTACTACAAAACCAGATGGGAACAACTGAACACAGGGGAAAGATAATGCCACATTTTGGAAAGAGTAATCACCAATTTAGAACAAGCTTAGATAGCACAAAACAATATCGTATTACTGCCTGGCTAAGTTTTAAACAAACTTGGAATGATGCAGAAAAAAGATTTGAAAAAAACACACCAGAGGAAATAAGTGTGTGCAGAAAATTGTTTGAACAGCTCGCGCAGCATCCAGGGCTACAGTTACAACTTAACATTGATGAGCGCATGAGTGGCATTGATGATGTTAAACAATTCCCTCGCGCAGCTATTTTAAATTTATATGTAGGCAATCAACAAAAGCCAGATTATCAAACGCAGCAGCAAATAGAAGAAACGCCTAGCTTTGACGATGACATACCATTCGGCAACGACAAGCCAGCTGATGATGAATTTGTGGGGTTTGAGTAATGAGCGAGAAACATTTATTAAGCGTTAAAGACGCTGCACAGTTTTTGTTTGGTGATTACGACAGAACGCATCAAGATCGTACCAGGCGATTAATAAATCAACTTAAAGTAAAACAAATTGTAATAGGAAAAAGAACATTCGTTGTTAAAAACGAGTTAGCTGACAAGCTGGAGATTAACTTGTCAGCTGAACCTAGCGATAAGGTAGTGCAACTAAAAGATCGCGGATAGCTTATCTACAGCAGCTGCATTGTCAGCGTCTGACTCTAACCAGTGACCGTATATGCCTTGCGTAATGCGAATGTCGCTGTGACCCATGTATGTTTTTACACGCCACAAATCATCCGGGTACGCCTGGAGAAGCTTTGATGCATAATAGTGTCTAAGCTCATGCCAGGTAATTGGTGCAACACCAGCGCGTCTGCAAGCGTCTTTAATACGTGTAAGATACTTTGCAGCTGTAACCGGATGATTGAACTCAGTACCGAACACAAGTCTGTCAGGATCGTTTGGTCTGCCTTGTGCTATAAACAGCTCTTTAAGTGCAGCCAGTACGTCACGAGTAAGCGGTATAGTACGCAACCCAGAATATGTTTTAGTGCTGCCTATGTCAGTAGTCTTGTGTTTAATCGCACGATCAATAACAACCTTGCCAGCTGTAAGATCTATCTGCCCCCAGGTAAGAGCACGTTGCTCACCCTGACGAACACCAGTAGTACATGCAAAGCGAGCAAAGAACTGCCATCTAGTACAGAGCTGAGAGATGATGTTGTTGATTACATCAGTAGCAATGCGCTGTGCTTTGTTGCTACCTTCAGCAGTCTGTATCGCACCTTTGCGCTTAACACCTTCTAGCGGATTAGTTTCTCTACAGCCCTCGATGATGGCGTAGTTGATCATCATGCCAACTGAGCCACAGATATTTTTTACAGTCTTGTCTGTGCGCTTTACTTTAAGCTGATCCATTACCTGGTGGGCAACCATGCCCTTGGTAAGATCTGCAACACGCATGTCAGCAAGCGGCTTGCCATCGACAACGCAATCTAAAAAACAATCTACGTGTCGTACTTTTTCCTGGTGGTAGCTTTTTGATTGCTCGCCGGCACGATATTCTTTTTCAACTTGTGCAATGTAATTTTTTGCAAGCTCGTAGAACGTCCACTTCCAGGCATCACTAGATTTATTAGTGTCTGACGTTTCTTTTACAAGCGCGTCTATATAAGCTTGCGCTTGCTCGCGTGTTTCATAAAATTTACGTGTGCCACCAGACAAAGCAGATCGTGTATCTACACACCAAGGACTGTGTCCAGCAAGCGCTCTACTTTTACTTTTTTTAGGCGAAACTTGTAACATATCTATCTCCATTTCTTGTCGCTTTATATCAAGAATGTATGATTTTATTAGACAAATTACAAGTGTTACCCGCGACCCCCCCTAACCTTTTTGGCACACAGCTTGGCACACGGACACCCCCAAAAGGGGTTAAGCCATTGTTTTATATAGGAAATAGGTGGCGCGGTTGACGGGACTCGAACCTGACAAATACCTGTTTATATTGCATTTTTCTAAAGTTTTTGCACCATCTTGCACCAATTTGTGCATGGTTGTGCGTAGACGTTTGGCACACATCTGGCACACCGTGTGCCAAATTACGAATCAAAATCAGGCTCTGGTCTAGGCTTTGGTTTAGGCATCGATGCAACTATATGTGACTGTTCACAACGCATCATAATTACACCATATCTTTCTTGCATAACGTCACGCAAATCAGTCTGCGTTACAGCTACACAATCGTCGTAACTCTCAAACATAAGTATGTGCTGATACGAGCTATCTTGAATGGAATACGTGAGCCAAAGAATAGTCCAAAACTTTATCACTTTTTGTTCTCGTTGATGCGTGAGATCCGTTTGCCTTTGCGAACTGCATCAGCCTTTGAGCTTGCTCCCCAATCACGCAGCGCTTGTAGAAGTGGTGTCGCTTTACCGTTCTTTTTTTCACGCCCAGGCATCTTGCCCATGCGCTGGAGAAACGCTGCTCGCCTACCGGAGTTACCAGATTTCTCAGGAGCACTAGCCACCGTATGACCCCATCATTGATTTCTTTTTCTTTGGCTTCTTGGCGGTCTTCGCAGCATCTTTAAAATTTTGCGCTGTAGGAGCTCCAGGTGATCCAGGCTTACGCATCTTCTCGCCACTACCACCAGCTATGCGCTTCCGTTTTTTGTGAATGTTCTCATACAATCCAGGCATGTTATTTCCTTTCTCCAAAACTATTCATCATTGATTTTTTTTTAGGCTTCTTTTTTTTAAGCTCTGCAAAGTCAGCACCAGTAATCTGGTTTTTAGGTTCAGCAGCTGATGCAATTTTCATTTGCTTGGCAGAAAGCTTTTTTATTCCCGGCATTACTTTCCCTTTCCGTATCCGCTCATAATTGATTTCTTAGGCTTTGGTTTCTTTTTCATAGTCAGCTCCTTATGTCATAAGTTCAAAATGTGGGGCATCAATGAACGGCCTACGTCCTTGCCCTCGCCTAGTATCAATGTAGTCATTCATTGCAGCTTCCATTGTGTCATCCCACTGGGCAATGTTAGGCACTGTCCACGATGCTCCCCAACGACATGGCACATCTACAGTGCGAGCCCCTTCAGCCATCGCGTCTGCAATGTCTACAGCCAGGCCATCGATGTGCTTAGACTTCATTGTCTGGCTCGCTCCTTTAGCCACAAGAGCTTTCTGTTCTTCTATAGTTCGCAGCCCACAGATAACGCCAAAATCTATCTTAGTTGCACCAATAGCGTGTTTCACTATTGCTACCAGGCGCTCGTCTACACCCTCTAATTTTTCTAAGCTGCGATTGCTTAATTTAAATGTCATTAGTCTTTCTCCACTGGTTTCATTCCCCATTGCCTGGTGTAACCAAACTCTTCGTAAGCAGCTGCCCAACGATTTTCAGTAAATGTTGCAAATGAAATGAGCTTGTCAGTATCTGCGTAGAGCTCGTTAACCCACTCAGTGTTGTCTGCTACTTGCTTTTCCAAGTGCTCTATTCGATGAGCTTGATCTGACACCCACCAAACGCCAGCTACAACTTGAGCAATCATAGCTAGCACAAGCGCTAAAGGCAGTTTTAAATCTGCCATTATTTTTTTCCGAAAAATTTCGTTGCTGACCTAACAGCAAAGCTACTAGCTACGATTACGCCTAGCGTGTACTGATACCACTCAGGCATTTGCTCTAGCGCTGTAAAGCCTTCTGCAACAACAGTACGACCCCACTCACCAGTAAACACAAGAATTAATGGTATGCTGAAAAGGATTACTAAATACTCATCTTTCCATGAGTTCATAGTACCTTGAGCCATCAGTTTTTCCCACTCAGCCTCGCTCGTAGCGGCTGACTTCATGATGGTAGCTTTGGCTTCGGCCTCTACTAACTTAAGGTTTGCAGCAGCAGCTTGGGCATTTGCTTTTCCTTTAAGATAACCACTAGCCAGCTCAGCTAGTGGGTTTATTAGAGCTTGTAGCATTTTTATTCCCCATGTTTGTAAAGCCAAAGTACGCTGCTGTAACACCTGATACTGCAACCACATAAACTGCTGCTATGTCTGCAAGAAGATTAGAGGCTTGTTCTAAACCCATCCAAGAGGCAAGAACGATAGCAAATGGGTATAAAACCATACCACTAAGGGCGAACCAAGTCATGCGGAGCTGTGCATCACGTTTGGCATCAGCATCTTCCATCATCCTACGTCGATCTTCTAGCATAATCTCACGCTCATCTGGATCAATCTTGCCGTTGTTGTTGAAGTCGTATTCGTTCATTTATTATCCTTGCTGCATTGACTGCAATTAAGCGTTCACGAGTTATAACGATCACTTTTCCATCCTGGTCATACAAGATGAAACGGCCTTTCCACTCACGTAAAATCAACGCTCTATTTCAATACATACCACTTTAGAATTATTGTTTGTGACCAATACCTTGGCCTGTGACATTGAAGTTTTACATTGCTCTTCCGAGCTGTAGCTACCAACGTGGTAGTGATCGAACTGCCCAGACACTATCTGAAGCCATAACAATACCCACATTTTACCAGCGTCCTTGCTGCCGTCCTATAAGCCAAAACATAAAACCAAGTGCAGCAGCACCGCCAAGAAATAATAAAAAACCTATAGTGAAATTAATCATAGCATCTATGCGCTCTTGCTTTTTATATAGCTCCTCCTTGCGTTGCTTGCGCATACGAGCTTCTATCTGCAAAACTTCTTCCCAAGCACTAGGCCCATAATTCCACGAGATGTGATCTTTGATCTCTGCTCTCATCTGTTCCATTTTCTTTTTGTTTGCAAATATCTCTATTGCTGTTTCTTCATCTGATCCTTTAAAAGTTCTTTGCCAAAACGGAGGATTCTTTTGTCTTTCCTCAAGGTTTGTAAAATCAGAAAAAGCTTTGCCCCAAGTGGAAAGCTGAGAATGCATATCTTGTAAATCTTTCCCAGCTCCGATAGCACCCTTGAGCGCCTTAAACGCCCCTGTCGCTAGGGCAACACATGAAACCGGATCCAATTAACTAGCCTAAGAAGTTCATTCGTATAAGTAGCAGTAAGCTTGCACCAGTGATTGCAATGAGTATCATTTCCAAACGCTTGATCCTCTGCTGTAGATCTTTAACTGTAAGCGTAATAGTAGTCTTTATTTCAACAACATCTTTCTCGACTTGATCTATCCGCGAGTGTGCTTGTGAAAGTGTGCGAGTACGTTTATCCATCTTTTACTAACTCTTTTTTTAAACGTTGCATGAAAGCCTCACGACCTACTTGCAGTTGCGTTAAATTAAACTGAGTGCTGGCTATCTTTTGATCCAAAGATCCAATATGATTTAGACAGCCCTTTGCTTCATCAGATAGCTGATTTTCAGTGTATTCTATCTCGTCAATCGTAATGACCTTTTTATCTTCAGTCATGTTGATCTCCTTTCTAAGTCATACAGCCCAAGGTTTTCCTGTGCCTGTGGTTGGTGTTTTCTGAAGATTAATGTTATCAGCGATACCTGCTTCAATCGCATCCTTGTCTAAAGCAGCTTGCGCCCAAGCAATGCAGTTTGCTTCCGTTACGCTGTCGTATGCAATAAAACCGCTATCTGATGCATTTGGCGTGTGGCCTGTTGTGCCGTAATTAGATGCTGAGTGATCGCCATCTACCCCTGTGCAACGCCAATGAATTACAGTAATACCACCGTCAGACAGATTGCGTTCTACTGTTTCAACAGTCCATGTGTGTGTTACAGCCATGTGTTATACTCCTTCTAATGCTGTTATTCTTGCTTCTAGCTCTTGAATTGTTTTTACTAGCAATGGCACAAGATGACTGTGATCAATGCCTTGCATTACTGCATTCCCCTCATCATCGACCTCATCTTTTATGCCAGTAATTGCCTGTGGTACGATTGATTGAACCTCATGCGCTAAAAAACCATCTGACCTAGTGCTATCTGCAATCCACTCAAAATTAACAGGGTTAAGTTGCTTTAGACGATCTGTTGCGCCTGTCATTGGCTGAACGTCAGTTTTTAGGCGGTAGTCTGATGAAGTGTTGTAACTAGTGCTAGAACCACTGACATCAATTGACCCAACATCAGCCCCATTAATGTGAAAAATAAGTATTTCACGGTTTCCGTCAGTCCCTAATTTTAAAGGTGTGCCACCATCACGGTGAATACCAGTTCCGTTGGCAGCATTCATGATGACTTGACTTACATGATTACCTATAGGATTTGTGTTTGTTCCTCCAATAAGTACGTTATTGCTGCTGTCTACACGGATCTGCTCCGTAGCATTGGTTCCAATACGTAACGAATCTGTTCCGTGGTCATAAATTAAGTATCCTGCAAATTGTCCTGACCCAGAAGTTGCGTCAGAAAAATAAATATTTGACCTATCACTGTTTGTTGATCTGAGTGTTAAACCAACTTTCCCGCTTTCAGAAACAGTTAACCTATCTGCTTCTCCAGATGAACCAGCAGTGCTAGTGCCAATCATCACCTTGCCACCGCCTATTCGCATAACTTCCGTAGATCCAGCCTTAAAAAGAGTTACACTTGCACTAGCATGTGTATTCCCATGAAGAGTTATGCCAGCGCCAGCATGCTCTGCATTAGAGCCAGTAAGAATTAAGGTATCGCCAGTTCCATTAGAGCCGATTACCCCACCGCCCTCAAGCTGTAATGCTCCTGTTGAAGTCATGGTTAAGTGGGTAGCGTGGTTAGTACCAAACAACATTCTGTTATCAGAGTGAACATATTGAATATAACCTTCATACTGTTGGCTTGTGGTTGTACCATCCGCAAACATAAGGTTACCTGTGCTACCGTTGCCAGAATAGATAGTCATGCCTTGATCACCAGAGCCACTGCCAAGGACAAACAAATCAGCACCTGCTACTTGGTTGAAAGAAGCATTCGCAGATGTTTTCAAGCCTAATCTTCCGCTACTGTCGATGCGGAGTCTCTCAACTTGGCCTGACCCTGCATTCGTTTTAAACGCTAAAGCCTGAGTATAACCGCTAGAAATATAAGCAACGCTATCACTGTCAGAACCAATATCTACGCCAAATCCTGAAGTATTGTGAAATTCTGCGATTGCCCCTGATGCACCTGATATACGAACATCAAGAGGAGCCGTTGGGCTTGAATGTCCAATTCCAACATTGCCGCCCTCAGACATATCAATTGTAATAGCATCAATCTCACTACCACCGTCATTACCTCTTATAACAAAATCACCGTCACTGATTTGAGATTTTACAATAAGATTGTTACCACTTTTTGCTACTAATCCAAAAGAAGTGCCACCGTCTTTAAAATTTACAATTCCATCATCTGCATCAAGAATAATATCCCCTGCTACATCAAGAGTAAAATCACCAGATGTATTTGATATATTGCCAGTTACAGTAAGGCCACTTCCATCCACGACAGCTTTAGCACTTCCACCAGAATAAATAGTTGTATCAGTTGCAGTACTTCTCAAACGCAATGATGCTGTACTTATTTGAGCGCCACTGCCAGAAAGAGTTTGTGTATAAATATCAAAACTACTGTCATCAAAAGTTTGTACTAGCCTTGAGTAACCACCAGAAGTATTTGTTCCTTGCGTTAATTCCAAAAATGGTTGACTTGAATTGCCACTCGTATTTTTTGCATAAACATTTACAGTTGCATTACCGTCAGCCGTAGGCTCTTCAGCAGTTACATTATTACCTGTCAAAGTATGTGTAACAGTTATGTTTTTCCCACCTGTTAAATCTTTGTCTGCATCAACAACTAATGCCTTTGAGGCTGAAACTGTTCCAGCAGTAATTCCATCGATTGCTTCTAAATCTGTTTCAGAAATATCTGCACTGCCTATAACAAAACTTCCACCAGTAATTGCCCCAGTAGCAGTGAGATTACGAAACGAAGAAACATCTTTATTTGTATCAACCACCACTGCTTTGCTTGCAGCTACTGTGCCAGCGGTCACACCATCAATAGCTTCAAGATCATTCTCATTAATGTCTGCGCTGCCAATTACAAAGCTACCACCAGTAATTGCTCCTGTGGCTGTAAGATTACGGAAACTTGCTATGTCTTTGTTTGCATCAACTTGAACAACTTTACTTGCAGCTACTGTACCAGCGGTCAGATCGTCAATTGCTTCAAGCTCTGCTTCAGAAATAACTGCACCAGACCCCAGTGTTATCGTACCACTAACGTCTAAATTACCATTAACGTCAATTAGCGTAGCGTTTAGTTCAATCTCATCTGTCGCGTTAATATCTAGGACAGTGGCACTAGGAGCATTTATAAACTGAGAAGCATCATTAAATTGTAGTTGCATTGTTGAATTTAACAGCAACCCTGTGTCTGCGACATGCGTAAGGGTAACGTCATTGTCTGCACCAAAGCCTAAAACAGCTGCGTCTGAAGCTAATTTTAAATCATTACCAATTTGAAAATCACCAGCAGCACTACTAACATCAACAATTAAATCCCATTTTGCACTGTCTGTATTTGTAGTAAGCGGCTGACTGCCCGATGATGTATGTGCTGTTTTTGCAATAAATATGTTGTTTGTACTTGTGTCTTTGACGAGATCACGTTCTACATATGCAGTACTAGCTGACCAGTTGCCTTTAAACGTTCCTAGCTCTTGAGTAACGGATAAATTACCACTACCGTCAAAAGCAAAAACTTTGTTTGCACGATCTGTTGCACTAATCGTAAACTCAGAGCCAGTAAGAGTGTTTGTGCGTGATGCCTTAATTGCGCGACCTAGTTCTTCCTCATGTTTTTGAGACATAAACGTAAGTTTATCTAGCGCTTCCTCTAAGCTTTCAGCCGGAAATGGATTGTTAGGAACTAAGTCTAAGCCCTGGGTTAGAGGCTGTTCACGTATTATAACCACCGTAACACCGCTTGCCGGGGCAGATCCAAACACAACATTACCACCACTGGCCTCGCCAACACCTGACACTGTGTAATGAGTTGTTATTGTCTGTGTTGTTTCCGTACCATCAGCTGCCCGGAGAATGACAGTCAGATCGTCTTGATCAAAGATCTTAAAGCTATAGGCAAACGTGGTTAATGAACCATTGCCAGAATAACTTACTTTGTTTGTGGAGCTAGATACTGTCATTGTTTTATAATCCCTAGTTCATCAATGATTTTTTTTGTTTCTTGTCTGTTTTCGTAAGCTGTTGCTAGATTTGCGTTTTCGGGTTGCTGCAACAAAAGCTCAAACCCAGCTTTGTAATAATCGTCTTCTATGGTTCTTATGATTTCTAGTAGATCATCGTCATTTAACTCGCTTTGATCTATACCTTTGCGATAAACGCTTGTTGGGAATGTCATTTCATACTCCAACGCTTCTCTAAAAGTCATGTTGCCATATTTAGATAATATCGGCAGCACAGTGCCGTCAGGCATTTTGTGCTGTGCTTGGTTCTTTGCCAAGTTTACAAGATCAAATCTTGCACCTTTAGATAGTCGCAGACCATCCTGGGTAACTTTTGTTCTAAGAGGCCACACACCAGTTTTTTGATGAAAATCAGCAAGAGCTGTTTCAAGCTCAGTGGGTTCTGTACCAATCCGACATCTTATACCAGTAAAGCTATTCCACATAGCTAACGCTGGGTTTATTGCAAAGCTTACATCATTGTAACCTATCTTTCTGCCAAGCATATCATAGCCAACAGTATTCAAATCTTTTTCAATTGTTTGCCTATTTTCAAACGCACTACCTTTTACAGCCATTGCAAGAATGTCTTTGTAAGCTCTGTACATCTCATCTGTTATTTCTGTTTTGGGCTGACCAACTAAAAAGTATGCTTTTTCATCTTTTATTTTTTCGCCGCGCTCATTGATAACATAAAAAACAGGGTCACCTTTTTCATCTAATGCATCGATATCAGCTAAGGTGTAGTACTCATAATCGCCTCTAGGATATAGTCGTGTCGGATCTTCAAGCCTGTTTTCTTGTCGTTGCAGTGCAGCTATTGGATTTGGCACACCAAAATAACTAGCGCCCTCTGCTGGTGTCCTAGCTAACCGTACAAGACCTTCTTTAAAATCTTGAAAATCTTCAAAGTCTGCTAATGAAGCAACATCAGACATTCCCTCAAGCATCGGGAGTTCTTTCATATATTTAAAAGTTGCACCAATAACTGAGAAAATTACGTCATCGTATAATTTAAAATTTGTTTTATCTTCCATAACACCTGTTTTGTGCAGCGCTTCAATGACAGAATTGTTAAGGTGTATTATCGCGCCAACAGGCTCTAGACCGTTAAAAGAACAATACATTAGTTCTCCATTAGGTCTGCCTTTGTCATCGTACATTGGCAATAAATCGTCTGTCTCAGGATCACGAGGCCAGTTATTTTTATCTCTTATAAAAGTGTAGCTATTCGGTTGCCATCCAGGTTTTTGTACAAGCAACGCTTCTCGCTCGTTTTTATTTGTTGGCATTTGTCCAGTAAATCTACCGTTTGCAAATTCATTAGCAACGTAAGCACCCATCATTGATGCCATTGAAAATTTTGCTAATGCTTTTTGTTGTTGTGCAGCTGTGCCAGAACCTAATGCTTGAAAAGTTTTATGGAATGGAAACGCAGCAGCAATGCCTTTGACAAGAGCATTTGCTGGCGTTTGTGCAAATGGCAAAATAATTCTACCAATTGGTATAAAACCCAATCTCAAATTTTGAATGAATGTTGATGGTTTGCGTAGAAACGCGATATCATCTTGTAGCGTGTTATATTTTGCTACAGCAGTCATCTCATCTTTATAGTTTTCTGGGCTTAGTAAAACCATGCCAGCTTCATCGAGCGCTGTTCTTTTATCTTCACCTCTTCCTAATGCGTTGCGATATGCATGATTTGCCTGGACATAAAGCTCACCACGTTGCGATATTGTTTTAAAAAAATCATCAGCTGTTGTTAATGTACGCAAAAACAACCTGCTGCCTTGACCAACCGTATTTATTGCTGTGCCAAAAACAGTAGGGCTATTGCTGCGTAATGCACCACCATAATTTTCTATATCTTGTTTTGCACCGACAGCAGCTTGCTCACGCACAAACGCGACTTTTGCTACACGTAGTGCATCACCAAATGAATCAATGTAACCTTTAAATCTAAATAGTACGTCAGTTTTAAAAACTTGGTCTGAGTTGTCTAAACCAAGTGCATCTCGATATTTACGAACTGGCAAATTAAACAAACCAGCTATTGATTCCTCTGGTAGCTGCCATGCCATCCACAAAGTATTGCCAAGCAAATTACGCACTTGTGTACCAGTACCTGACAACATGCCTGACTGATAAGCTTCACCTAATGCATCAGAGGTTTTTGCCATAGCAGATTTAGCATGAAACCTCATAAATCCTATAAAGCCTTTGTCACTTCGCCTGATATCTCTTGCTTTTTTTGCTATTTGCTCGACAGTTAATTCGCCAAGATCTTCTGCCACCATGTCCGTTTGCGCTTGAGCAATTTCGAAAAGACCAGTGTCGCCACCCATAAATTTTTGTAAATTTAATCCGCGTCCGTATTCAGATCTATTACCAGTTATTTGCAGAAAGACCGCTGGTACAATTTTGTTTAGACGAATGTATCTAAACTTATCGTCTTTAGTCGCCGTTTTATTTAAGATCTTTGCTTCCAGCTTTAGCATTTGTTTTGTTGTTTCGCCAAGAATTTCAACAGCAGCGAAAAGGTCTTCTGGTGTTAAAAGACCTTCATCTAAACGTTTGTTAAGTATTCTTTTGGTTGTGTTAAAAGTATCAGCAAATGCTGCCGCTGCTTTCTTTTTACTTACAGAAATTGGTACTTTGCCACGAGTAGCTTTGTTAATTAGCTGTGGCATCGCTTCCGCTCTTTTCTTTAGAAGCTTTGCTACATCGTCTTGTGTTTGCAACAAATCAAAGTTAATGCCATCAACACCAGTTGGTTTTGGCATCTCCGCTCGTTCATCAACTTCTTTTTTTACTGTGTCATCAAGCTTTTCAATTTTGGATTTTTTACCAGTAAATACATTAAGTATAGACGCATTTGCATCATCCATCAATTTGTTAAACTCTGTTTCAACAGGATCAACGTCATCAAGCAGCTCATCAACAGCTGCTGCGCCCTCATCTATTTTTGTTTGGCGTGTATTGCCGGAAGAAAATCCGCGATCTGCAAAAGTCTTAACGCCTTGCTCAGATAATATTTGCGGAGCCAAAGCAACTTTAGCTGCCTTTGGGTCATAGTCAGGTGGCGCTATAACTTCTTCTTGTTCTGTCGGGATCCGTTGCGGTTGCGTATTTGACAGCTGCGTAAATGCTGGCGGTATTGCCTGGTCAGGTGGTGTTTGTGTTTTAGAAGCAGAACCTAAACTATTAAGCAAAAGACGTAATGTTTCCTTTGCGCCTTTACCGCCTAGAGCCAATTGATTTTGTGCTGGATCAATTGCCATTTCTGTAGGCGCACCAGCTGCATCAATTTGCGCTCTTTGTGTTTGCTCTTCAGCTAGATCTTGTGGATTTACTGCCATGATGCCTCACGCAAAAAAGGCCGCCAAAGCGACCTATAAGTAGTTATGTTTATTTATTTATGTTTCGTCTTCTTGGTCTGAAGATTTTACAGCCATACTGCTTACTGCTACTGGTGCAGCAATGCCGTACTTTTTCATTATGTTAATAAGTTTTTCATCAAAAATAACGTAATTATTGTCGGCTTTGTTAATTGCTTGATCAGCCCAATCTCGTGCTTGTTCTTCTGTTTTATAAGGTGGGCTTGTTGTAACAATTCTGCCAGAACCACCAACACCACCTTGCCTATTTTCTACAGCAACCTTTGCACGAAAACCATCATCTGTTTTTGATACATCAATAAGATTTCCGCCAGAAGTATTTCTAGAAGAATTTTCTAAATACTTAATACCTTTTATACCATATTTATCTAATAGCTCTTCAGCCGCACTGTCATAACCTCTAAAAACCGCCCAATCATTTAAAAACGAAACTACAGAACGATTTTCATTAAGCATATTCGCCTTTGCCTTATTTATTTCTAACCCTTCAAAACCAAGATTAGCCGCATCATCTTCATTTAATTCTGCTTCTACAAGTTTTTGCAAACGCTCTTTGATAAAATCATTTTGTTCGCCAAGAGGTTTATCATAATCAAGCAATTTGTCAGGAGTTACATCAAGTTTAACTTTAAAAACTTTACCGCGTTCAATTGCTATATCGTCAGGGTTTATGTCTATTAATGCTTGTTTTCTTATTTCTGCTTCCTTAATAAGCAATTCTTCTAACGTTTGCCCATCTCTTAATTCCGTTCTTTCTCTTTTATTATTAACTGCATTAAGATTTTTATTTTTTTCTATTTCAGCATCTATTCTTTTTAAAAGTCGTTCTTTAGCTGCCGTTGCTGTTGCCAATTTAGGGTTTGCTGGTAAGTACTTATTCATTTCTTCCGCAATGTTTGTAATAGCCATATATGATGGCGGTGCTGCTTCTGCTGCTGGTGTATCGCCTAAATCCTCAAAAATTTCGCCTTTGTATTTTATTCGCTTGCCTTTCATGTTGTTGTTAAAGTCTAACAGCGCACGATAATATTCTGCTATGTCTTCAACATCACTAAAATATAATCCATAACCAAATGCTTGATTACCCTCGCCAGTTCCAATTTTTTCTAATTTAAATTCGTTAAAATCAGCACCAGACCCATGAAATGCAATGATGCCAGGTTTGTTTTCCGTTGGTGCTTCTACCTTTGCTACTGGATCATTAGGATCATTACCAAACCTTTGTATGTTTGCTTCTCTGCGTAACGCATCAACGTTACCTAAGTTGCTGCCAAGAGGTGGCATTTGTCCAGGCTGGTTAAGTCTCTCACCAACGTCTTTAACAACATTAGTAAACGTTTCTTGCATGTTATTTGTTGCAGCTTTTACAAACGGTAATACTTGCTCTTGTGTAATATCACCGTCTTTTATGGCTCTAAATGTTTTGCCAATACCTATTAAGATTGGCTCTGCAATTGAAGTGAGTACACCACCTTCTAATGCAGTCTTAAATCTTCCTACATAATCAGGATCGTTAGGATCTGTTTGCATAAAATCTACTATAACGTTTTGTGGTATTTCTTTACCGAACGCTTCACCTAGCTCATAAATAATATCAGATAAGCGTCCTTCGTTTCCCTCAAATGCTAGGAAATCTGCAGCAGCTCCACCAGTAAAACCCTTCATAAAGTTACTTTTGCCAAATCTAAAAAACTTACCAAGCCCAGCATAAGCACCAATAAACTGTGCAAAGGTTCCTAGCACTTGCGCTCCACCACCTGACTGTTCATCTACTTGCAGTAAGCTTTCAAGATCTACCGCATATGGGCGCTTTCCATTTTCGATTTGTGCAATCTGTGCATTTATTTCATCGCTTGACGCAAACTTTATTGCTGGATCAAATTCACCAGTTTCTGGGTCAAAAATTTGAAATTGAAAACTACCTTCTAAATCAAATAAATTTTCAGCTATCTTTTGATCTTCTGTGCTTTCTGGTTTTGGTAAAGCATTACTTAGAAATAGTGCTGGGTTTTTTATACCACCACGAGCAAGACCTTTAGTAATTTCTTTTACGCTGCCCTTAAATACTGGGTTATCAACTGGGCTTACCACATCAAAACCTAAATCAAATGCTTGCTGTTGCACCTCTTCAGTCAACGGCTCAGTAATGCCAGATTTTTCTTGGACGTTTATAAATCCACCTTCGTTTATAATTGCATCATCAAAACCAGCTGCGTAAAAATCATCAGAAGTTGGCGTAATCCCATTGTCTAGCAATGACTGATTGTACATCTGTGCATCTTCTAATGCAGTAAGCGGTTGTTCATGTACTTTAACAGCACCACCGCTTGCAAGCTTTGTGTAAAACTCGTTACTGTTTGACGCGACATTAAAAACTTTTTTTGTATTGTTGAGGTTTGTTCCAACGTTTGCCGATAGTGCTTCTTCTGCATCGAAGTAACGATCTAACTCATCATCTAATGTTTTGTTAAAAATATATGTCATGGTCGGTTTACGTTGTTTATAGCATCAAGTTTATTTGCTAATTCTAAAAATGATCTTTTGTATTGAGAATATCTTTTTGTTTCGAGATCAGTTGCATTAGACAAACTATTATACCAAGTTTCTAAAATGGCTGATGCTTCTCTTGGATTGCTAGATGAAAGCAATTCCGTTTTTATCGAATTAAACTGGTCAACTCTTGTTGCTGCAAAACTTAAAGTTTCTACAAATTGCTCTGTAATAACTTCTGAAAACCTTGGAGCAATTTCAACGAGAAGTTCTAATCCTTTGTTTTGTATTTCTAATTTAGTTAAAGGTTTTTTATTTTCTATGGCAGTTCTTATAGCGTCATCAAGTTTAGTGTATATATCATCTATTTGGTTTGTAACCCTTAACGCTAAATCTTCATCTATTTCGGCTGATATAAATTCGGACGTTTGATAGCGTAATGCATTTCTTATGTTGCTTTTTGCGTCTACTTCACCTTTTTCAGAGTCTCTTTGTGCTTTTTCAGTAAATTTTAACAAGGATGCTGACGATAATCTATTAGACACCTCTAGTACATCATTTACACTCAGATCATCAAATGCTTCTTTTGCATTGAGCATATCAATAACTTCCATATCATCTTGTCTTTCTGGTTTTTTATCTGCATCAAAAGCCTTGATTTGATTACGCATTTCAAAAGTAAGCTCATTTAATCCAGCCAAGTGATTTTTAATAGCTTCTGCCATTCTGTAACCAGGCGCTATTTCATTACCATCTTTATCTTTTTGAATACCCAAAACTTGTATATTTGGAAATATTGACCTTAATTCATTAAGATTAAAGAAGTCGGTTTTATTATTTTCGGTGCGGTAATAAAAATATCTATTATAAATTGCATTTACATTATCATTAAAAATTGTTTCGCTTTTTGCATCTAAATCTCTTTGTATTTTTGCAATAGAAGCTGCGCTTTTTAACGTAGCAGTAATTATTTTTTGCCCATCACTTGGTGAAACTTTTTGCAATACATTTAATACATGCGGTGGTATTTCTTCAAAATTTTCCGCATCAAATGTTCCATTTTGGATTGCATCAAAAGCATGAAACAAAGTATTTGCTTTTGCCATATCGCGCCCGGCATAGGCTGGCATAAGATCTGTCGCTATTCTTTTTAAAACGTTATTAGGCAGCTCTGACATTACATCTTTTTCAAATGCACCTAGTTCAACTGCTTTACTTGTTTTCTCTTTTTCAGCAGCAAAATCTATATCAAAAGTAGTTGTGTTTACATATGGATCTGATCCATACTTAAATACAAAATCTTCCCAGCCCTCATTAACAGAAGCAACGTGCATCTTTTCTATTTTGGTATCAATCTGTCCTTTTAACTGAAACCGTAAAGGCAACTCTGCTTGTGCAAAGGCTGTATCAAACGCAGCCAGCGCATATCGATCCGTACCAATCTTTGACCGGAGTTTATTCTTTATATCTTTTGTTTCTTGATCCCAACGACCAGTTCCATCTGGCTCAAAAATATCATAGGGCTGATTATCATTCAGAAACGCATCTGATAGCTGCAGCATTGCTTCTTTAGCCCCGAGAATAGCTTCGTTCTTACGTGCCTCGACTTTGATCTTGCGTTGCGTTGCTGCATAGCTTGCCGCTTGAGAAAACAACTCCGCTTGCATGTCTCCCTTGGCAACTGCTTGTTTAACAAACGGATTAGGGTTTTTACGTGCAGTAAAGCTTGCACCAGGCGCTTGCGTTGTAATCTGCCCCTGCGCTCGATAGGTAGGTATTCTCATTCTTTATCCTATCACGATTGAACTGCCCAAAGTTCCTGGGCGTGGGGGTGGTGATCCAAAGTTAGTCATACCAACTGGCGAGGATCTAAACGCACCCTCGTCAAACAGCCCAGCACCAGATGCAAAGTTAAGTGAATTACCAATGCCAGCAATAAGCGATTGCGTACCTTGCGCACGTAATGTGCCAGCGCTCGCACCACCTTCCATTCTTGTAAGTTCCGCTGATAACCTGGCATTTTCTTTACCATCAGCAATTTTCATTTGCGTCACGCTGTCGTTGAATCTTTGTACAGCCATATCATATTCAAAAACCCTTGCGTTTTGGCGTAGCTTTCGCATGGGCGTACCAGACGCGACATCAATACCGTTTGCTGCATAACCCGCAACGACACTGCCTTGAAGGTTAGCGAAATCAAATCTACCACGTTTTTCTCTCAGAGACTGAGCAACATCAACAAGCTTTGACTGTCTGTCTAGGATATCAATATCACGCTCAATAATATCAGCGTTGAAGTTTGCTGCTTCCTGTGCTGCCTCTGCTGCTTTATCAGCAGCGCTTTTAGACTTAATTCCGCCAAATAAATTAAGAAGTGTATTAAAACCGGCTATCGCTGTAACTGGATCCATTCTATAACCTTTTACTTATCAAACGTGTTTAGCCGTGGATAAATTGCTAATACTGTCATAGGCAAAGGTTGCGTTTGCCTAACAAATATTTTCGCGTCATCATCATAGCCACCAGGAAATTCTATTTCTTTATCGCCAGTGAAGAGCGGCACAGCTGTATCCATTGACATGCTACTGTCTCGAAAAAATATTCTATCTAAATTATTTTCATCGGTGCCGACCTCGATACCAACGGTTTTGTCTAATCTTAACGTAACTGCATGGATGCGTTTAATCTTGCCCTGTGATGTGCCATCTACTGACCCAGCCTCTAGTCGCAAAGTTTGCATTTGGCTTGTGTAGCCAAAGCCTATAGCCGCTGACGTAACCCCTATGTCAAAACTAATACTAGCCGACGATACAGCCTTATCTGAGTGGCTTGCACCGTTTGCCAGGATTGAAACTGTCTGACCTTCCAGGTGTTGCATTCCTGACAGTGATGTTGTTGAGCTGCCCGAATAGCTAAGACCGCTATCAACAAAAAAAGAAGTTGTTGGCACTGATCCAAAATCAAAAGTTTTCATTACCTCGATGTAGCGTTTTGTCTGTGAGTTGATTGTGCGTTTTACAATCATGTATAACTCATCCTCACCGCTGTCAGTTGGCAGAGAAACAATGCTTTCTACAACTGCCTGACCAGACCCGAACACACCGCCTATGACATGCTTATGCCACGCCACAACTTCTTCTTCGCGTCGATATGTCAAACCCAGTAATGTGCCATCCGCCCGTAATGCCCACACAATGCTCTCAGGCTCTTGCTGGTACGCGAAATCTGTAAGACCACCCTCAGTTAGATGTTCAGCCAATATCGTTATGTCTGGCGCTGCATATCCGCTTGTATCAACTTCCCCAGCGTATTTAAACTCTCTGACCTTGCGACCACCGCGCTGAATAAACAAGGTTAAGTCTGCTACTTGCACAGGTTCATCGTTTGTACATCCGTAGTTGCTGTACTTGCGGATTACAGTTGAATTAGCAGTAACGGGCCCACCATTTGTCGTGGTTAGCACGTACTCGCCACCAGACGTACCAATAATAAGTATTCGGGTGGCAGACAGATACCTAATCGCGTTTACTTTGTTTGACGCAATTGTGTAAATAAGCGCATCGTTATCAGCCGCTGAACCAACGCTAAAATTTTCATACTGCGCAGATTTGCTAAAGAATAAGGTTTGCGGATTATTGTTTGTTGCCGCAAAAACCAAACGTTGTTCGAAAAAGGTTACAACACTTGGATTGTTGTCAGTTCCATAGAGCGCTGGAACAGTTGTTTCTATTTTTTTTGCTGTGCCGCCAGAAGAATACGCAGTAAAACCTGACGTATCTATGTCTGCACTATCAATATCTTGTAACGTAAAAGTGTTTGTCGTAGCGTTAGCAACTTTGAAGTATTTATTATTTAGCTCTGTCATGCCAACAACAGCTTCGATCAGCACTGGATCACCGTTACTAAATCCATGCGAACTGCTTGTTAAAACACCTGGAGAAGCTTGGGTTGCTGCTGTTATTGTTTTTGCAGTTTGAGGTTCGCCTAAATAAATGGCGTTAATTGTCCAGGCGTTGTGATCTGTTCTCACTAAAGTTCTGACCTGGTATGATGGATGTACTAAATACATAACATCAGCAGACTGAACAAAACGCAGATCAGGTATATCCGCTGTTACATATGGCGTTGTAATTTCATATATTTTATCAACTGTGACGCCACTATCAAACGTTGTAAAACTCGTTGTGTTTATTGCAACTCCAAACAAATCTGTAAGAGTAAAGGTGTTTGTTGTTACATTTGCTATTTTATAATTTCTTGCAGTAAGCTCAGTCATTGCTCCTGTGTTTGTAAGATACACCTCATCGCCATTTGCCAACCCATGACTATTGCTCGTAAGCACTCCAGGATTTGCTTTTGTAATGGCAGAAACCGTTTTTGCGCTACCCTCTAAAACTTGCAAACCATTGCGTAAAACACGCATGTATTGATTACCAAACTCCAAAACATATGTGTCTGACGTTTTAAACTCAAACGGTATAAGTCTGGTTTTTGCAGCGCTGTTTTTTACTTCGCCTAAGAACTCTGTACCTGGTCTACGTGTTACACCGCCATGAGGCTGCACAATCATATTTGTAAGATCAGATAAACCCTCTCTGTATTTTTCTATTGTAATCCGACCTTCAAGACGCGGAGAGATTTCCCCGGCTGTAAAGGTGGATAGTGCTGGAGCTGATCGCGCCATTACTTACAATCTCGCTTCAATAAATTCGCTTGCCTCGATGCGTTGAGGAGCTCCCTCTGTGCCATCAACAAATCGTGCTTCTTTGAGTTTTTGATCATACAAACCAGCAGTAAGCTGAATAATTGAATTTGACCCGGTGATTGCGTAGGCTATTTCCATTGCCAGTTTTGCCGCTAACGTTTCTACCAGGTTGGCCTCGTATTGCTGTGGATCGGTTACACGCCCGACATATTTGATTTTTGCAACACCTTCATCTGTTAAGAGCTTACGCCCCTCAATAACAAACACAGGGCCACCCGAATTGCTTGTCATATTATCCTGAGGATAGCTTAACGTGCCATTTGAAAACTCTAATACACGCAGACAAAATGGATCTGTTGGCAATGCGTATTGATTTGCATATCCAAACTCCGGCGCAGTACTTTCCTTTGCCAATTCAGCTCTGCGTAATAAACAGTTCCAGGGATGCGCTCTAAACACAGTATCACGCACTGACTGATACCGTTGGTTGATAATTCTGGCTGGTTTACTGTTTTCATCAAGCGACGTTATATTTGTCGCTCCAAGCGTATTCAGCGCGTAGTTTGCAATATCAACTTCAGAAGTCATTTGTTATCCCCATAAAAAAAGGGGGGCGCAAGTGCGCCCCTCTTAATTAGTCAACCACGTATTTTATGGTTAGTTCGATAGTGCCAGTGCCAGCAGCACCGCCCATCGTAACTGTAACAGGCACACCATCCTCGTTTGCGTCTGTCTCTGTGCCGGAGCCTAGAGCCAACGTTGCAAGAATATCTACCTTTTGCGCTGATGTAGAAGCCGCAGCAGCTTTATATGCAGCAGCCGCCGCACTTACCGCTGTACCAGCTGCATTTGTGTGTGCAGCATAGCCAACAGACAAGGTTGTAGATGAACCAAGCGCATCATGTGCGAGCGATCCTTCTAGCAATCTTGCGCCATCAGGCAGTAAAAACATCTCAATTACATCACCAGATGCCAATGAAGATGCCTCATATGTGCCATGAGCAACACGTATTCTGCCGCTCATCTCGTTTGCTTTATTCATCGTAGCTGGTGTTGCTCGTGAATTAGTTCTTTGGGTGGAATAAACAGTAGCCATTAGTCAGTCTCCTATTCGTTACACGCAATTTCTACGACCTTCGCCTCTTCCATGCGTGTAGCACCAAGGGTCTGGCAGTAGTAAACTTGCGTTGCGTATGACTTATCGCTTCGTTCATCAATTTTCGCCATTGGCTCTTTGCCCATGCCTACTTTGATTCCATCAGATGCAAACGCAATAACCTGGCGGTCTGAGTTTGAGTCTGTTGTAAGGCGGTTTGACACAATGAAATTAAACCCTACGAAAGAACTTAATTCACCTTGCGCCAACGCTTTTACAGTGTTGAAATCAGATGATGTAACAGTTGTGTTATTTAACAAATCAGAGATTTGCTTTGGTGACACAACGATATGTCTTGTGATTGATGGATCAACAGAGTTCGCATCTAAGACTTCTTTAGCGCTTAGAAGCTTTGCTATTGTTAAACCAGCAGATCCATGAGCAATTTTCTGTCCAGCTGGTAGCGCTGTATCCGTACCACCATCTTTACCAGTTTTTGCTGTACCAAGTGCAGCAGCAATAATCTCATCATCCATTGCTCGACCCATCGCAGCAGCAGCCGCTCTGCCATAGGTTGATGTTGGATCAATTAGCAAACGAACTTTGTCTTGCTCATCTATTAAGTCTGCCCACTCATAGTCAGACATTGTGACCATTCTACGAGTATGTGGTGTTTCAACAAGTGGCGTATCTGCATGACGGCTTGTTTTCTTTACCGCTGCTGATGAACCAACTTGATCAAAAAAAGCTTTTTCGCCATTCACACTTTCCACATCAACTGCATCTCGCAGCAACGACCCCATTTGCTGTGATAGCATTTGGACGTTAGCGGAAAACTGATTGACAAAAGCTGTAGTGATTTGAGTAGACATAAGTCTCTCCTTTACAGTTTGTTTCAATAAATTTTAGGGTTGCTGCGCTTGGTTATCTCTATCGAGGCCGTGCTTACTGCTTTGGGCAGTCACTCCGCATGTCGCACATGCTTGATGCGTGGGTCTGTCGATTATCCACTAATCACGATGCAAGTTCGAAAAGCTCCTGTGCTTTTTGTACATAGGCATCATGTTCCGGGTGTCTGGAGTCCGTATATGGAGTACCAGGACGCATTAGTTCTTTAAGCTCTTGTTTAGCTTGATCTGGTGTTTTTATTAGCTCAGTAGGCTCGCCAAGCAAGCTATCCTCACCAATTTTTTCAGCGAGATTTACGAACATTCTTACAATGTCAGGATGATCCCCTAATCTTCGCCCATCTTCTAATTGCACTTCTTCAAATATTGCTAAACCTTCTTTACCTAAAAGCGTGGTAGCAGCGTTATATGCCATTTGCGTTTTTTGTTCATACGCCTGACCATACTCACTTTTTAGCTCTTGTATTGCACCATCAACCGCTTGTGCTGCAGATTGTTCGTTATACTCATACGCACCTTGTGCCTGGTTGCTTAGATACTGCGCAATTGTTTGCGCTTGTCCTGGTGCTAGTCCAGCATCAAAGGCAGCTTGTCTAAATGCCTCTAGATCGCCATCAGCGACTTCTACACCGAAATCTATTGCATATTCACTTGCGCTTTGTGGTCTGCCTGTTTCAGCATAAAACTGCGCGTATTGATCTGGCGTCCAGCTTTGTTGCGGCTTGCCAATGCTATCAGCTCCAATCATTGATCGTGCATGAACATATGACTTTGCCAAAGATCCAGCATCTGTGAAATTTCGCAGACTTGGATTATCTCGTAAATCCTCTGGTAAACTTTCTAAAAAATTTGCTGGAGCTGTTTGTGTTACAGCTTCCGGTGCGACTTCCTGAGATCCAGTTTCTTGGGTTGCCTCTTCGCTCATTTTGGTTCCTTTTCTTCGGTCAGCATTCGGACAATCAGCAACACGGTTGCCCGCTGACCTTCATTAAATGCAGAATTATATGGATTGTCCGAATATGTGGTTGTCTCAAAACCAAACCTGGCCTTGAGGTCACTAAGTACTTTATCGCCATCTTCGGTGTTGAACGTCCGACGATAGGCACGTTTTAACTCTTCTAGTTGTTTCATTGCTGTTGTGCAGTTTGCGCTTGCGCTTTAATAAATGGAGCAACTTTATTTGCTACTTCTGCCTCTTGCATTTGCGCTTGTTGTTGTTGCGCTGCAGCGTTTGCTTGAGCTTGTTGTCTTCTTATTTCTTCAACCTCGCCAGCGCCACGAATAACTCTTGCTGGAAGCCCAGCGGTTTCAACTAGGTATTGCACCATCTTATCGCCATCGAGGTAATCGGTTACTGGTGCAACTTCTGAAACTTGCAATAAGATTTCAAACCCACGCAGCATCGCCTGGAGATCTGTAAGCTTCTGCGCCTTGGCAAGTGGCGAAACATACTCAATATCTATTTCTTGTCCTTGTAACTCCTCAGGAGCCGGAGGGAGGAGGCCGTTCCTGAGGAGTAATGCAAAAGACCTTGAGATGAGCGGCTGGAGCAATTCGGCCTGAAGTCTCCCCAAAACCGGGCCTAATAACCGCATTTTCTCTTCGTTCCGTTGCAACACTTCCGTTGCTGTCATGTTTGCTCCTTGCCCTAGCAGCAACTGATCTACATAAAAAGCTTGACGTATTGCGTTTCGCCTTTGCTCTTCCATATTAAGTCCAAGTGGATTATTCGCGCCTATGTTCAGCGGCTCTAGTCTGTCTCTTGTGCCAGATCGATAGAAATTAAGCGCACCTGGTGAAGTTCTTACTGGTGAGATAAAACCATCATCAGGAACCATCAGTGGTGGATCTAGTTGTTTCTGGCTGGCTCGTATGGTCACTTCGCTCATTTTATTGAGCATTTTTACATCTGGCAGAGCAGTCATTGCTGGAGAGCGACCATACTGGCTAACTGAATCTTTTACAAAACGCGGAACCATAAACGGAAAGTCATCAAAGCCACTTTCCGAAAGCATTGCAAGACCGTTATCAAGATAATAAATCGATGCAATAGGTTTGTCTTTTGCAAAGCTTCCCTTCGTTTCACTGCGTGGAAAAACGGCATGTATAACATCATGTTCTGCATATGGATCTTGTTCTACGTCTTTTACAATTTTTTGCGGAAGCTGCGCCTCTGGAAATTGCATTTGTATGGCGCGAGCTGACATTTTAAACTTACGATAGATTGTATCAACTCGACCCCTTGGATCTTCTGAAATACATATCTCCGCAATATGTCTGCAAGCAAATCGCAAACCATCAGCGTCCATCTCCACATAAAATGCACCTGTGCCAAAAACCACCAGGTCATAATAAAGCTCATGGATTTCTTGCTGAAAGTTTGATCTATTAAAAGCCTGGTACATTTGATCTGTACACACTTCTAGCCATTCATTTGCTGCATCATCTCTTTGTAGACCAGGGTTTCTGTATCGCATTGAAAACCACGGTGTACTTGGGCTTGTCAACATACCATGCAAGCTCGATGCCAGCAGCTCTACCGCGTGTATTGCTGTTCCATCAAAAATTAATTCTGTTCGTTTATCACCTTGCGTTCTGCGTTTTGTAATATCTGCTTTGCGTGGCAACATGAAATCTGCCAGCTGTTGCCAGTGGCTTTCCCAATTGGATCGCTGGCTTTGTAGCGTTTTTCGTCGCTTATCTAGCTGCGTTATAATAGGATTTATTTGTGCCATTATTTTTTTCCGTAACTGCCCATAATCGATGGGCGTTTTACCTTAATACCTTCTAAAACCTTGCCTTGAGATCGTCCGGCTGATTTTTGCATCATGCGCTCTAACGGATCGACAGTTGCAATACCCGGCATCTGAGCTGGCTGCATTGCATCACGACCCATAAGCCCAGCTATATTCTGGGGTTTTTTCTTGTTCATTATCATATTAACTAGCTATCAATGACCGCCTACGCCGCAGCGCTGGGTCTTCTTCATCTGTCAATAAACCACCAGGCGATGTCATTATCGTCGATCTTCGACCAGACGTATAAAAATCTATTGCTTCATCCTCTGCTGGCGCGACAGATATTGCAGCGTCTTTTTCCATCTCGCCACCTGCTGCAGTGCCAGTAGACATTGTTGGTGGTGTAGTTGTATCCCTATCTCTATCTTGAGGCGTTACAACTCTATCTGCTGCCGTGCCAAGAATACTTGTTGTGTCTGTAAAACTCGATGTGCTTTGATCAAGATCGCCAATAATATCACCGCCAAAAGCTTGAGCACTTCCAATTCCAACTTCTTCTAATGCCGTTTCAGCAACATCTGCTTCCGCACTATCGCCCAGATCAATCTTCGTTTCATCCGTAATATTTTTTTCAACAACTGCATCAGCAGTAGTAATCCGCGTGTCAGTGTCATCGGTTGTAGTTGTATCTACTTCTTGCTCGTCTTTTGGCTTATTTGATATTGATACCGCACCTACTTCATCTGCTAATGCTTTTAAATTTTTAATTTCATTGCTTGTATCACCAGCAGCTGATGCCAACACAGTGCCATCGGACAACGTAATCTTAGACGCAGTATCTTTTTGTAAAAATCCACCGCGTCCAGAGGCAACATCATCATCAGTGTACGTTAGCTGTTCACCGGCTTCGGCCTTTTGTAACGCTGATACAAACGTATCAAATTCCTGGCCTACTTTTTTTCTATTAGCGCCTTTATCATCAAACCCTCTTTTAGAAGAACTAATGACAGTTTTGTTTCCATCCGCATCTTCTTTAAATATCCTTGTACGTTTGCCGGTGTAATCAGCAATATACTTCGTACCATCAGCTGCCGTGTATGTATCATAAACAACTGTATTTTTTAAGTTAAGAAAAGCCATTATTTCTCCTTACGCCGCAAACGGATTGTAACCGTTCTCAGCATTCCTTTGAGCCGGGCGTAAACTGTCTGAAACAGCCCTGATACCAACCGCCATGTATCTTGCACCATCGGCTGCATGCGAACTCCAATCATGAACAGGGGTGTTCCTAAAAGAACGTAAACGCTCATTATAAGCCCGGTGGTACTGCCTAAGAGCCTCAAGCCCAGGTTTGCACAACTCCGCATCAAACCAGCAACGAGGGAGGAGCATTTTTGTAGCATGTATCCCATCCTCTAATGGCAATTTCGGAACAACCCTAAAATTAATCCCCAGGTCATAAGCAGCCTCTCGCCTAGACTTCCCAGTACTTAACTCTCTTACCTCAATGTCATGCGGTGCATGATGCATCGAATATAAATACTCTTTTTGCTGCAGCACCTTCGCATAGTGCGGCAAGCCCTCGCCTCTATTCTCATAGTAATCAATCACATGAACAGCTCGCCCTACTTGCTGTACAAACCATATGACCGTGCTATCGCCTACACCCAGATCCCAAAAAGTTTCTACCCTAACACTAGGATCATACGGAACTGAAGTAATGCGCCCCTTCTCATGCAGCTCCTGCAACTCTTTTCCATAAACAGCACCCGGTACATTCGCTACCCAGCTACACTCATACTCCTGTGCATACTGGTCAGCGCTCATCATACTCGATGCAGCCTCTAACTCCTCATCATCCAGTATCCCTGTTTCACTCGCCTTAAATAAAGCCGTGTGCCAATCGTCTTGCCTCTCAGCTGCGTCATACAGCTCATAAAACGCATTGTGACCCCTAGGCGTACCAATAAACAACGCCCACCCCTTACGATCACTCAGCGCCGGCCTAATAATCTCAGGAAACAAACTCTCTGGCATATCTGCCATCTCATCTAAACACGTACCGTCCTGGTAGATCCCACGCAGACTATCAGGGTTCTCAGCACCCAGTAACTGTATCCTCGCACCATTCGGCAAGTCACACCGCAATTCAGTCTCGTGAAAACGTACCATCGGTATCGCTCCAGCAAACTGCTTCAGATAATCCCAAGCAACAGCCTTTGCCTGACGATATGTCGGTGCAATGTAACTAAACCTTGGATTAGGCTTGTCACAAAGAATAGCAGCCCTCAACAAGTGGTTGATTGCCATAACCGTCTTGCCAAACCTACGATGACATACAACAACACCCCAGCGCTTCTTAGCTAACGCCTGGTGCAATTCGTTTTGTAATGGCCTTGGTGAATAAGGGATCTCGATGTGCATGTGTGAGAGTGTCTTGTGTAGGTGTTATATACGTATAGTAGGAGCGCCCAGTTTTTTGGGGGGTGGGGGTCTGCCCCTGGCTAAAATTATAGGGTCATCGGGTGTGTATCCCGACTACATTACTTGCAATTACAATAGGTTAACTATGCTGTGTGCCAAACGTGTGCCAAACACCAGGCATATCTAAAACAAAATCAAATCTTCTGGGGGGTCTGCCTTGTACGCGCGACCCCTGCCTCAGCCTATGCAATATACACACAAATCCACAACACTATCCAGCTTCTGCACTGACCTCACCACCTGACCAAGTCAATGTGATCTGCCCAGCTTGCTGCTTATCCTCTTGCTTATCACGTAAGCCTAGTGGCTGCATCTGTCGTATATGTTTATCCATGTGATCTGCTTGCAGTCTCCGCCGCTGTACTTCAGCCATAGCCAGCTTTGGATCTGTTGGTAGCTCTGCCTCAACCAGGTCTAATATCTGATCACGCATAACCTCACACTGCAATGAACGTGCTGTGCGATACTGTGTGTATGCATCTTCGTTCTCTTGCACATATCTTAAGATAGTACGCCATGAAGGTAAGTGATCGTTCTCGTTACAAATACGTGTAAGGCTTACACCTTCCGCTATTGCTTCGCAGATTTCTTCTAGCTGTGCTTTTGTTACATTACGTTTTGGCATTGTGTACCTAAGAAAAAGACCTGACTAGACTGGTTTACAGTTGAGACAGCATAAGCGCCAGTTGATTATGAATCTAGCCAGGTAAGTTAGTTGTTGAGGTATGGAATATACAGGCATTCCAGGCTGTCGTGCTGACAGCTCAGACCGTTACTTTGCGACAAGAAAAGGAGGAGCTGCCAGCGTTTGACATAACTTAAACAACATCTGCCTAAGTATATCATATCCCATACTACATTTCGTGCACTCATACAAGCAATAGTTTTTTTTCAGTCAAGTAACATGACATATATCGTCAAAAGTACTCTGCCAAGATCTCATCATCCGTATACTTGAGCTTTGCCCAGAGCCTTATTAAAGCATCCTGGTATCTGCGTTTGATCTGTCTACCATCACGCAATCCATTCATTCTTGCAAGCTTCTGCCATTGCGCGCCTCGCTCACGAAAGGCAGCGCTATGGCTGACAGCCCAAACCATCTTACGATCATCTGCATCCATGTGCATTATGCCAAGAATAAGAGCTTTGTCATACTGTGTTACTTGCTTTGGAGATGGTGCTGGTAGCTTTGGTTTAAACTCTGTGCTGCCATACGCCGACCACTGCTGTTGATACTCAGGCCATGATCCTAGCTTTTGTTTTCGTATTGCCGGGGGAAGAGCTCGCTCTGTTTCTGCTGCTTGGAAAAACATATCACTGAGCTGTGCTACATCTGGGTTATCCACAAAGATTGCTCCGAAAAAATATGATGGCTATATACACTTAGTGTATTCACTTAGTGTATACTCTTTGTGTATTTATCGCTTTTGCAAATGAGCTTTATGTTTGCTCATTTACAACGCTGTGTAATCACTTAGTGTTAACACTTAGTGTATACTGTGTTGCGACTGCGTCGATTATAAGAACACCCAAAAAACCTAGTCAATCCCCTATTTTTCCACAAACGTCTGACTTGCTATTTGACGTACGTCCTCGTGTATTAACGTATAAGTTTT